CTTTAGGCGCAGATGTTGTGGCAACCTTGGTTTGAGCCGGAGCGGTCTTAACGGGAGCCTTGGCGGTCTTAACGGGAGCCGGAGCGGTCTTAACGGGAGCCTTGGCGGTCTTAACGGGAGCCGGAGCGGTCTTAACGGGAGCCTTGGCGGTCTTAACGGGAGCCGGAGCGGCTTTATTCTGGGCGGCACCACCTTTCGCTTGAATGGGCTTAGACGAAACCTGTGTTGCCTTAGGCTTCTCTGTCAATCCCGGCCTCGCTCCAGTCTTCGAAGGAGGTACAGACGGCTTCACGGGTGCCTTTGCCGACGACTTCACAGGCGCGGCACCAGCCTTTGTTGGGGCGGGCTTGACCTTAGTAGTGTTTGCCGGTGCAGCCTTGGTGTTTGTCCTTGCGTACCGTGTCATTAGTAGGTCTTAGCCTTCTTAACGCCGCGCTTTGCACAACCGGCTCCGCGAACCATTCCACCCTTGGCGAGAGCCATGCCGACACCTTTACGGGCGAGACCACCGCCACGCATCTTCTTTGTCTTGGCGATCATCATCTTCTTCATCATTACAGTTCTCCAGAATAGGTGATGGGGCTCGGCACCCCGTTGAGGTAAATGCCGATAACGCCAACCTGTCCGGTTCCGTAAACGGCGTTGTTTCCTACGGGGTTCCAACCCCAAAGTTCGCGGCTTTCAACCTGAGCGGTGTCTGGCCGGGGATTCAGAAGCGCCTGTGGATCGTTTACAGGAACGCGGCCAACAAAGTACTGGGGATGGTCCTTGTCGAGGCAGTACATGCAATTCTTGATATTCGTTGCACGACCGGCGACAATCTGGACCTTCAGATCATGCAGGTCGTACCTCTGTCCGCATGTATCGCAGAAACCAAAGGCCAGCCTACCTCTTGCGTATGGGACTGACATCCTGATTATACCCTAGAAATCGTAGCCAAGGAATGGCACGAATCGGTCGCTGGACCGATCACGGTCCTCGTCCGCAGCAAGCTGGAATGCCTCGTCGTACAGATCTTTGAGCATGGAAACACGCTCCGCAGCCTCCGGCTTCTTGAGCGCGATATGATAGGAAAGGCCTGCCACGAGAGCATTATAGAATCGGAAAGGGATCTCAATTGTCTGGCTGACGGGGTTTGTCGCGTCGTCCATGCGCTTCAAGTACCAGTACGCGAGCGTGTATGTGGCGCTGGAGTCGGGGACCGGCCAGAGTGTGATCTGCGGCGAATTTGTGGCGCGGTTCACGTAGATCTGGTAGGGGCGACCACCCTGATCCTTCGTCGGGATGTTCGCGTATGTGGACACCGAGATCCGGTTCAGAGAGATGTCTGTGGCGATGCCCGCTGTCGTCGTGCGGCACACATGCTCGATGTAGTCGATGGCGTCGGCGGGAAGGCCGTCGGCGGAGGTATATGTCTTCTGGCCCGGCACCAGAGTGAGTGTGCCGGAGTGTACAGTCCAGAGGTTTAAACCCTTGTTGGCCCACTCAGCGAGCAGGAAGTTTAGGCTCCGGCGAGCCGTCTTGAGATCGTAGCCCGAACGCAATTCGAGGCCAGCCCTCTCGTAGGCTTCCTCGACCAATTCCCCGATGTCGGGGTTCCAAGTTGTTGTTCCGCTCGTTGCCATTCTCGTATCCTAAGTGTGAGCCCCGCTCCAAGAGGCATACCGCCGATTACAGGAGCCGCCTGCCCAAATGCTCACGTTCCCCACAATCTCAGTGTTTGCCGCGATTTCCCCGGTCTGGATCCTTCGGGCCTAGCTTTTTAGAACCACGACGGTGAACGGGCTTTGATCTGCCGCGCCCCCTCTTGGTGGAGAAAGGAACAGCGTTCCCGATTGCGTCTTTCTTTGTCATGTCTTTACGCCGTTGTCCTGCGAGACCTCAAGTATTCCTGATAATCATTATATTCCGGCTCGCCCGGAGATGGAATTCCAACCCCAAGATCCCAGAGGTAGTACTGCTGCGAACGACCAGTATCGCTTGCCGCTGAAACCGGACCGCCGGACGGCGAGTAGCTTGTGCGGCTGCTTGTCCTTGAGTGCGGATCAGACTTGCCTCCAAGCTCTTGAACCGGAATCCCGCCAGCATACTGCTCCCCAGCACGTGCAAATGAGGTGCCGGGTATGCGATTCGGCCTTCCGGCGAGAACCTCCATCTGAACCTGCTTGAGCGGGCTTGCTGTTTCGTAATCCTCAACAGCCTCGCCGGGGCTTCCAATCTGACGGCCCGCCTCCGCAAGACCTTCACCAAACTCACCAACAGCACCCGGTAGCGCCCCAAGCCCTGCTCCAGCGAGTTTGGTTATGCCGACAAATCCCCTTGTAATGGGGCTGTAGTTTATAACCCGCCCGACGCCCTTGGCGACCGCCATCTTCTGCCTTTGTTCTTCCGTCAGATTGTACGGAACACGGCCCATTCTTTCAGCCATAAGCGCTTCATAGTGTGCCTTCTGGACCTCCGGAGGAAGGTTGGCAATGTCTTCAGCCGTATATGGCGTCCCGTCTGGCTTCACTGGATAATTATACTTGCTTGGGATAACAGTGGCAGGGACGCCAACTGACGCCGGAATTCCAACATCCGGGGTATCTACGACATCCGCCGTTTGGACGCTGCCAACCGCCTGAGCAGGATTTACTGCGCTCTGCAAAGACCCAACACCAGAGGTAACCTGCTGGGGGCGAACAATTTGTCCAGAATATGCTGTCCTGCTCGGTGCGTCTGGCCCGACCGCAACCATTGTTGCGGGGCGCACCCCAGCTTGATCAACATTCGATCCGTACAATTTGGCAGACTTCTGTGCAGAACCGCTCCCGTACTGGAAATGAGCGGGGTCAACAAATTTCCAATCGCCGCCCCACTCCACAACCGGGTCATTTATGTTCTTGGCGATCTCTCTGTTGACCTCGCCGACGCGGTAGTCATACTGCTTCTGCGTTTCGCCCGGCAACCTATCGGGAACGACATCTGCTGCCATTCCCCAAGTGTGGTATGAACGAGAGGGATTTTTTACCTTTGTGTACTGAGAAGGGATACCAGCCTGCTGGCTGAGAGTTCTGAACCCGGATAGCGGCCCAGCAGGACCGACCTCTCCAAAGGCACCCCTTGGTTTCATTCCCTGAGCCACTCTTGTGGCGTCGCTTATCCTCGTGTCCCACATGGACTGCGATAAAGCGTTTTTCAGTTCCTGCTTTATCACGGGGTCATAAGAAATAGGGCCAAGCCTATCGGACGTAAATTGACGCCTTGTCATCTCCTCTGCCGCAGAGGCGGATGAGACAGAGCTTATTGGTTGCGAAGTGGTCGGCACAGTAGATGGGGCTCGATTTGGCGCAGACAAACCGTATGAACCAGAAGCAACCCTTGAAAGCGAACCAAAGACCTGCCCGCCACCAATCTTGACGGGAGCCTGCATGGGTCCGACATTGATGGAACCAATACCAGCCTTCCGCGCATCTTGCGCAAGAGCAGAGCTTCTAGCGGCCTCTACCGCATTCTTGTTTTCGGCTTCCTGTTGCGCTTTAGTGTCCTGACTCTGCTGCTGCGACTCTGCTGTCTTCGTTGTGTCTGACGATGAAGTGCGGTCAGAAGTGTCAGAATAGCCACCTCGGTCGCCGCTGTCGGATCCACCGCCTTCACGAGCGCCGGGACTAACACTCCCACCAGCGCCCTGCCAGTTACCAGTGCTATCCTCGCTACCGCGCCAATCAGGCGGGAAGGAAGGCAGCCCCATTGGACCGCGCTCCATATTGCCGCCATTTAAACGCTGAAGCGCCTGCATCTCCTGCCAGTTCAGGTAAGCAAGATATTCCTTCGGACGGCCCTTTCCGGGGTCGTAGGAAAGAGGCGCTGTGACTTTCTTCTTCTTGCTCATTTCATCCTCTTGGGACGCCGAGGGCGGCGCTGGCGACGAGCCTCGCTGAGAGCGATGGCAACGGCCTGCTTCGGGTTCGTGACCTTCTGGCCAGAGCTAGACTTGAGCGAGCCCGACTTGAACTCGCCCATAACCTTCTTGACTTTGGCTGGGCGGGCAACCTGCTTGCCCATGTTGCTGCGAGACATCGCCATCACTTATACCTGCACTTCTTCCTGAAATGGTCCCAATTGCCACCACGGCGATGGCACTCTTGAAGTGCCTTCTCCTGCTCCGGCGTCATGCGCTTTGTGATGTGAGGCAGTAGGGCGGTGAACGCCGCAGAGAAAATGCCCAGCCAAAATGACGGACGTTGGACAACGAGAAAGCCGCCAGCACCGAGACCGACAAGCAGCACGACGACGGCGGCAATCTCTAACCAATTCACTTCTTGACCCACCAAGACCAAGTGGCAACGAAGATCGTACCGAGAGCGCCAATGACAGTCATCGCGGTCTCGTTGTCAACGTAGCCCTGACCGGCAGCCCAGCCAGCAATAGCGGCGAGGATGGTGCGGACAATGCCCCAGATCTGTTCAGCAGTAAACTTCATTGTATTCCCTCATTTCTTTCCCGGGTATGTTTTCCACGGAAGCTGGTAGTGAGGCCCGTCTTTAAACGAAACCCAATCCCCGCCCCACTCAATCGGCACTTTCTCCGCCTTTGCGGCAGATTTCATCGCCGTAGCAATCTTACCATACAGGGGCCAATCCCAGCGAACAGCCCCGTCAATAAACGCAACCACGTCCACAGCGTGGCTGTAACCATTCTGCGCCGGAATGTGCCGACTCCGAAGTGTCTTCGAGGCACCCTTCTTGACGAGAATCTTCTGCTCCTCAAGCGTTCGCACACCGCATGTGATGCCGAATGTGAACTGCTTGTCCTTCCAGTCCTTGGCGCAACGCATAACGACGCGCACCAGATCAGGGTGGACACCCTTCAGCTTACTGAGCGATGTTCTGCTGAACTGCATCATGCACCATCAATCGGAATGAAGTCCTCAAGCTCGACCCCGGAAGACCCCAGAAAGGAAAGCCACATATCAGCAGTCAACGTGGTGAACGTGTCTTCGATAATGCAGCCATTCTGATCCACGACCGCGACAATGACGATGATCTGACCCTTCTGGTCCTGCCCATATGCCGCAAGAACAATAGAGGCATCAATCGTATCCTTGCCCGCCTTCGTGCGGTTGCTGTTGATCAGCTTCTCCATCTTGCCTGTCGCGGCAGACTTGGAGCCATACGACTTGATGCCCTGAGACATCAGCGTGTAGTGGAACTGATCAATCGTGACACACTGATTAGCCAGTGCCGGGGTTGAGATCAGAAAGAGGGCAGCAACAACGAGAGAAATTACTTTGCGAATGGCCATGATGCTAAGATCTTTGTTACGAACGCCGCGATGGCGGCAGAAGCCCCGCCAACCATCATCAAGACCTTCCAGCCACCGCTTGCCTTATCCAATGTGGCACGGATCGCCTTCACGTCATCCTTTACTTCTGCTACGTCTTTCTCAAGACGCTCTACCTGCACTTCCATACGGGCAACCGAAATTTCGACTTTTGTATCCATTTCCGTCACCTGAACCTTGCCGTCTTCTTGGCGATTCTCTTCGGCTGGGCGACGAACTGCTTTCCAGCTTTTGTCCCTTCACGCTTGGCGCGTGTTGTCGCCGCATATTCCGCAGGCGACAGGGCTTCTCGGGCCTTCTTCGGCAGGTAACGCTCTCCGGTCTTGCCGGATGGCTTGCCGCTCTTCGTGCCCCATTCTTCTTTCGTCCACTTCGTCATGGACTTCTGGGCCTTTGTCTTCGGCCCTGTATAACCACCGCCACGATCCTTGTAGATCTTGCCAGCCAACTGCATCGCCCGGGCGGAGTGTTTGCCGCCCATCTTGGCCTTTGCTTCGGCCTTGGCTTTCGCCCACAATGCTTCGTTGGTGCGGCCCATGTTAGCAGTCCCACGCCCTACGCGCCTTACGGAGGCGGCTGTTCGGATCCTTTGCAGCCTTGGGCCACATCTTCATCTGGCCAGCAGAGCGGGCGCAGAATGACTTCTTGCGTGGTCCGCCCTCTGGCTGCGGCGGTTTGAGGTTCATGCCCTGCTTCTTGGCGGAGGCACGACCTTTGGCGTTTAGGCCACCCTTGGGGTTTTTGCCTTCCGACCTTTGCCAAGCGGGAGTTTTATATGGCATTTCTTTCCTCCGCCACCACCATTCGACAGAACTTAATCACGTCGGAGTGAGAGAATTCGGCCTTGCATACATTGTACATGTAAACGACGATTTGAACGTTATCCTTGGAGTAAGGCTTCGAGCTATCGATTCGATCTATGGATGGAACCCAAGGATTGCAAGCATGAGCGCCACCCCTTCTCTCGACCAGATCAAACGGTATCCCGGTTACTTCGCACCTTCCAGAGAGTATCTTTTCCTCGATCCAAGGAGCGCTAAAATCAAGTTCTGGCCATCCATTGGCCTTCGCCCTTTTCTGGGCATTTCCATACAGTCTTTGCGCCCTCACTTTAACAGGATTTTTTGCGGCCCACTCAGCTTTTGAGCATGAATTGCAAACACCAGACTTACCCTTACCAAATGAGACAACGGACTCATCGCCACCGCACCTTGTGCAGATCAATTCAACCACGCCACAGAATGCCGGGGTTTTGGCCATAAATCACCCGTAGAAGATAGTTGCGGTGACGTTAGCGCCAAGCCCGACGAAAATCCCATTCTCGCACAGGATACCTTCTCCGGGCACCTTAACCGGCAGGCCAATCGTGTTGTACGTATCAAGCTCCAGATAGATGCTTGTGTACATATCAACGGTCCCAGTGGCTGTGCCGGATGTCGCTGATGTAACCGTAAAGGTGTTCTGTGTTGCGTTCGATACCGCGTAAACACCATCGCGCATGGTTGTACCGGCTGCAACATCGAGAAAAACGCGGTCACCATCGGAAACCCCGTTATTCGCAATCGTCACGGTCACGAGGGTGCCAGAGCGGCTCCATGTGCCAGACTTCACAGCAGTTGGATCGGCAATGGCAATGTTTCTCGCAGAAACAGTTGCCGAAGAAACGGTTACGCCCTTCAGCCTCGTCCTGTAATTAACAGCGGTTACTGATTCCTTGGCCAAGATAGACTTGACATCATACTGCATCATGGCGTCACCCGTAGAAGATTGTTGTTGTCACGGATGTGCTTGGGATTCCGGTGTAGATCCCGTTGTTCGCCAAGATCCCCTCGCCGGGGATCAGTGTGTAAAAAGCTGTGCCGCTGGAACAATCGAACTCCGTGAGGATGTTCGGGTACATATTCACGTTCCCGCTCGTCGTCGCAGAGGCAACCGTCACGGTGAATGTGTTCTGGGTCACATTCGACACATCGTAGGACTCATCCAGAGATGTTCCGGACGTGAAGTCCAAGTAAACTCGATCCCCGTTCGCAAGCCCGTGACTGGCGATGGTGACGGTGCAAACAGTCGAACCCGGCACATTGTATGTACCGGACACAAAGACGTTGTCGCAAAACGAGATGTTGAACGTGTTCGATGTCGAGGGAGAAATCACAACACCTTTGAGCCGGGTCTTGTAATTGACCGAGACGCCGGACTCAGTGTTGTGGACCGACTTAACGTCGTATTGCATAGCCATGTCTGCCTCCTATAGAAAAGGCGGGGCCGAAGCCCCACCGATTACGTGGCAGAAATGGCACCAGCGGTATCGACGCGCAGCCAAGCCGTGCCGTTCGAGAACGCAATGATCGGAGCGCCGTTGCGGCCATTAGAGACATAGATCTGCCCCCCTGTGTTAAGGGCCGCATCAGGGACCGTGGCAACAGTGAATGTTTCGGATACCTTGACGGGGCCGGAGAAAGAAGTCAGCATTGGAATAATTCCCTCTTGTTTCTGTATTTCAGGTAGAGTCTGCGCACGGAACTCGTGTCAGAGCCAAGTTGTCTGCCGCGTTCCGCATATGTGAGGTGGTCGTTTTCGAGAATGAATTTCACTTTCTTGCGAAAGTCCTCGTTCTCTATGAACCGCCGCTCCTGACCTTCTCGCAAACTCTTCCTCCACTCGGGAGACGAGTAGTCAAATCTGGACTCGGCCTTCGCTTTTCTTATTTTACAACGTGTCTCCTCAGAGTGGAACCTTCCACGCATGGGAGCCTTTGCAAAATTGGCGACGTTAAAAACGACCGGAGTGTCAAATCTTGCCTCGCCGTTTATGAAGCGCTCCTCAAGAACATCAAGCTCCTCAACACGCTCGACAACGACCTCAATGTCACCCCGGAAGGAGCTTGGGCCATACTTATTGTACGAATTTTGCAGCCTTGGGTTCGGATGCCTTCTTGCCCTCAAAAGGCGAAAATGCTCTCGAAGCCTCTTCTTTACACGTTGCGACTGTCCAACGTAGCACTCGTTGGTAACCTCGTTCACTATGCGATATATTCCGCAAAAATCCACAGCGTATGGCACAAACCACCTCCTTGGTCCATAATACACCAAGACGGCACACAAACAAAAACGGCCCGGGTCGCAAGACCCGAGCCGAATTATTTTCTGTGCTGATCCGATTAAGCGCCCGGGCTGCCCCAGATGCCAAGCGGATCCGACACGCCGAAGCTGTAACGCTCACGGCTCTTGTAGCGGACGTTGCCTGTATCGAAGTCGCCATCCATCGAGGTGGCGAGCGGGGTACGAACGAAGTGCTTCATGCCGTTCGGAACATCCGTGATCAGGTAGTACGAGTCGGTGTCGGTCAGGTAGTGGTTGACCGAGTAGCCTTCCGGAATCGTACCGTTGTTCTTGATCGCGTTGATGTCGTTATCGGCGGTCGCCGTGCGGAGTTCTGTCTCCAGCAGGCGGGTCGCAACGAACATCAGGTTCGGCGGAACAATCAGCTTGCGCGGGCGGGCTGCGATAAGCAGACCACGCTCGTCGCGCCAGCCAGCGATCTGGATAACGGCGGCCTCAAGCGAGGTCTCGTTCAGATCAGCCGGTGTGCCCTGCGTGTTGCTGTTCGTGCCACCAGACACGAGCGGGTGGGCTGTGTTGAACAGCGTCACGCCGTCGCCCGACACAAACGCGCCACCGGAGAAGCCGTTGTTCAGCGGATAAGCCGCCTTCACCTGCTTCGTGTAGGCCATCGAACGGGCGAGGGCCTTGGTGTAACGCGAGGACAGCGAGTCGTACAGGTTGTCTTCCATCGCCTCTTCGGTGATGGAGAAGCCCATAGCGATGGTCTCGTGGTTGTAACGAGCCGTCCAGACTTCCTGAGCGTTGTCGTAGGCGATGGCAGAACCTTCGGCCTTGACCGGGGCTGTGCCGAAGCCAGACAGCTTCAGTTCTTCTTCAAACGAGCGCTCCGAGGTTTCTGTCTCGTAGATCGCCTCATGCTCGTTTTCGTACTTCTTGTACTCAAGGCCGAACAGGGCGTTTAGACCCGGCAGCAGTTCCTTGAGGAGTTGTGCGCGTGAAATAGCCATTTTCTATGTTCTCCTATTACACGCCGGTCGGGTTCATATACGAATGACCGTAGGTCACCGTAACCGTCGAGTTCTGCGCGTTGGTGTCCGCAGCGGCGTAAACAGCGGCGGGCGCATTCCACTTCACGAGAAGATCCGTGTAGGCGTCGCCAACCTGAGACTCGGGGCCATCGACGAAGCCGACGATACGAAGCGGAAGCGTCGCTGTAGCAGCGATAGAAGCCGCATCGGCAGATGTCTCGGAGTTGCCTGTGGATGTGTCACCCGAGAAGGTGCTGAATCCAATGTTGGCACCCAGAGCAGTCTGAGCGACAGTGTCGTCAGCCTGAATCTGCATAACCACGTCCGGATCATCGACCACATACGCGAAAGCGTCGGTGGCGACAGTGCCGGTGGGCCAATACTGACGGAAAATCTTGTACTTCAGGGACGGGTCTGTGTACGTGCAACCGACGAAAACGCCGACAACGCCTGTAGCGGCCACATTAGCTGTGCCGGTTTCAGCGATGACAACGCCCGAAGAGTTGATGGACACAGGCTGGCCGTAGAAGATGTTCGAGCCATACGCATTGTTGATCTTGACCAGACGGGTCGAGCCAGCATAGGGCTGACCGCCGATCAGATTAACAGGGCGCAGACCATACGGGGAAGCCGTAGAAGCCATGTTATCTTACCTCATTGTGAGGCGGATTATTTCCGCCCCTTGCCAAAAGTTACCCGCGTAGAGATCTCTGGCTTGACCAGAGGCATTCGCGGATCGTTTTCACGCATGAAGTTGTTTTCCACGGAAGTCATCTGATTGATCGCATGCTGACGATAGTAATCGTCGCGCTCAGCCATTGTCTCTTCCGGTGCTTTGCAGAGCAGGAGCCCGCCAACCTCAATGTTATCCTTGAAATCCGACTTGCGGTCACGAAGGACGGTGATCTCGGGATGTTCCTCGGCCTTCACAGGCTCCCAGCCCTGACGAAACTTCGACGAGACATTCGTGTTGTCCGAATTATTCAGCGTCGATGTCCGGATCCAGCGATAACGCCAGCCATCCGTCTTGTTCGGTTCTGGAAGCACGGTGGGCGGAGCCCAAGACTTCTTGCGCGAAGTTGCTTCGCGGGATTCGCTTTCGCGGGGTGTGCGCTTATCCATTCATGGACCTCAATTTTTCGGCAGCGTACTGCTCGATTGACAATCCAAGGCGCTTAGCGATGGCGACCTC